TTGCAGTCGGTGCGCCTTTTGAACCAACCTTGCGGGGTGTCCCACCTCTTGCACGTTTTGCGTGGATATTTGCATATAAGCCAGATTTTTTAGGCATGTTTATTCCTTATGATAAATTGACGGGACTGATGCCCCGCCAGAGATATTTTTAAAATACTGATGAACGCCCTAGCTTTTCTTCAACGTCTTTGGTGTAAGCCGTATCCTTGCCATATCGTGGGTCTTTCATAGCCGCCACAACTTGCGCTGTGCTTCTAAATTCATCTTTGGGTGCAGCTGATGCCTTGCCTTGTATTAAGTTAGGCTCATTTCCTTCAACTGCTTCACGCTTTGAAGACAGCCATTCGACAGCCATCTTTGCATTTTCAGTGCTACCACTGACCATATTGTTATAGAGTTCTAGCTCTTTGACATCGAGCGATGCCTTAGCCCAATCGGTCAGTTCTTCATAACCTTCCTTACCTCCTACAGTCGCCATAACTTCATTAGCGTCTGCAGTTTGTGAGGATTGCATTCCTTTGATATAAGTCTCCACCATTTCTTTGGGGTAACCCATGCCTTCAAGTTCTGTAAAACTTTCTGCAGTTAACTCACCTACTTCAGCATATTCATCCGCAAACTTGGTAAAAGAAACAGGTTCACTCTGTGGTGTATCTCCTTCAGCTGCTTCCTCATTTGGAGCAGACATTTTCTTCTCAAGTTCACTATATGACTTTGCCATATCCTCAGCTGAGTTAAACTTTTCTGGCAACCACTCAGGTCGTTCAGATGGGTTATCCTCAGCAACGGGTGCAGTTGGGCCAGTATCTTCTTCTGTTATTGTGATGCTTTCAGCCATTTAGAAATCTTCCCTTTTGATTGGGTGTGGATTACTTTTAATGATTGATGGTGTTGCCAGTGGCTTTTTGTCAGGCTCTATGGATGGTTTATCCTTCGTTGCCTTGTTGTCTTTGGTTTTCGACATAAGAATTTCCTAATGCTTTTACGCTCTCTTGAATGGCAGATGGCCCAGCTTGCATAGCCATAGCTTGCATCTGTGCTTGTTGCTGTTCTTGAGCGATTTGTTCTTGTGATTTGATTAAACCATCAGTCTCTATACCGAGAGCTGTGGCTCTTCTTTTGATGTAATCTTGTAGGTTTACATATTGCTGTAATACTTCTGGCCCTAGTGCTTGTGACATTCCTTGAATAAACATATCGAGTTTACGCAAGTCATGCCCTCGCCCAAGTGCTTCCATACCAGTAACTATTGTGGGTTTCACAACATTGTCAGGTAATTTTGGTAACTTCTTGGCTTTGGTCAGTACGTCAATTTTACGGTTCACATATGGTAACTGGAACTCTTGAGATAAAATTGAATATATCCCAGACAGAGTATCCTCTAGTTCACCAGCGAGATACCTAATTTCTTCTGCGGTTACCCGCTCACCATTACGCTGAACAGATGATTGAAGCATAAATTGTTGGGAAAGACGTTCCTCAATCCCCTGCATAGCCTGATAGGCCACACGGAAATCGTTGAATTTATCCATCTGCAATACAGATACGTCATTACTATTGCCCTCGATAATAGCTGTATTTTCAGCTTGAGCGATTGTTCGCATCCGTGTTGTGCCATTGGGATTTACCATGAAGAGGACTTTTGCAGCTGCGGCTGCGCCCTCAACGATAGCTTGTGATAAACCTTCAAGAGACCGTAAGTCACCTAGAAGTTCTTCAACAAACCCACGTCCATAATCTTCACCATCAATTCGAGAGAAGCGTAAAGGTAAGAAAGGTATATTTTCCTTTTTATATTTACCCTTAGACCCAGTAACGACTGAGCCTTTGCACTCTTGATATACGGTGTAAAAATCATTCTTGCGTGTAACGTGGGTATAAATCTCTACCGTTTTTTCATCACCTTCGAGTTTACCAGAGATGTTAGCAGCAGTCGCTTTGTCCAATGCATTTGGTGAGACATGCTCAACTATGACTATTTCTAGGACTTCACCATTTGGTGAGCGAGATACAACATAACTGTCTAAATGTACTACTCGTGTTTTGTCAGCACCAACTTGCAAAAGCACGTTGCCACCAACGATTAAGTGTTTAAGTGCCTCATGCACCGCAACTCTGTCGCCAGATGTTTCAATCTCAGACATAACCGCCCGTTCATATTCTCCTAGCTGTTGCTCTATTTGTGTACGAGCAGCATCATCTTGAGCCAAATCTTTAAGGGTATAAGGCTCAACCATGAATCTAAAGAATGGTGAGTTAGGTGGCATGAGAGCCAGTGACAATTTGGATGCTAAGTTATTAACACCCCTCGCACCATGGCCTTGAAACGGAGTATATAAATCACTTGTTTCGTTATGGACATCAGGTGGAATGAGAGATGGTATTGTTAGTTCCGAGCAGTCTCTGGCTCTATCTAAGTAAGATTGTCTTGTCTGTTCGAGTTGTCGGTAACGAGCTTCTGCTGTTCCTATACTCATTTAATTCTCACTTGTTAATTTGTAGACCAGTGTTCTTATCTATGTTTGATAAAGTAGGGTCTAAGTCTACTCTTAGTTGTGATGTTCCAGCGGCCTTATCAGCTACTGCGCCTTTTTCTGCTGCATCACCACTCTCAGGTGTTGATGGGTCATACATATTTGTCATGACAGGATTTGGCGCAGGTGGAGCTGCGGGTGGCGGGGCTGGTGGTGGTGGGTCGGATTTTCCTCCTCCAAAGCACATGATATTATTCTCCTAATGATGAAGCCAATTGGTCTTCATGGATTGTATTTAAAAAATCGATAATTGAGCGTTGTCCTCCACGCCACATAAGTTCTTGATAGTTTTCATCAAGACTTGGACTTTTATCTGGGAAGCGTTTGTTCAATTCATCAATTAGTTCATTCGAAACGTGTGGAAACATATGTATTCCTCTTTAGTGCAACTAACGAAACTTGCCCCATATAGGGACAAGCTAAGTAGTTTATTATCATTCACAGCTCTTTTGACCTGTATCTTTGTCAATAAAACAAGCCTCTGCTTTAGGTGTTTCTTTGGAAGGTACTTCATTTAAAATTCCGTATCTTTTTCCAGCTGAACGAAAGGTGGTTATACCCTTACATCCTGCCTTCCATGCATCAAAATACAGTTCTTTAAACTCATCATAGCTAACATTATCTCCAACATTACATGTCTTTGAGACTGCGCTATCTACATATTGTGAAGTCAAAGCGAGAACCGCAAGATGGTCTTGAGCAGATATTTCATTGGCAGTTCGACCATGCACACCGTGTCGATATGCATAATCTTCCACTCGTTCCACTTGATGACCATCAAATTGTTGAATGGTTCTATCAAAGAAGAGAGCGAAAGGTGGTTCAATCCCACTACTTACATTGTCAGCAGTCAGTGAAATAGTACCTGTTGGTGCAATGGATGTAAGGTGTGAGTTCCTTATTCCATTAGCTTCAATCTTAGCTTTAACCCAGTCAGGTAACGTCTGGATAAACTTACTCTGCATGTATTTATCTGCATCATATAAAGGGAAAGACCCCTTCTCTGCAGCTAAGTCTGCACTTGTAGAATATGTGTAGTCTCTAAGAGTTGATAAGATAGCTTCAGCAAATTGCATGAACTCTTCTGATGCATAGGGTTTGCCACACATTTCAGCTGCGTTTGCTAAACCTGTAATGCCTAAGCCCATACGGCGTTTGTTCTTTGCTTCAACCATTTGTGCTTCAAGTGGGTAAATGGTTCTATCAACCACATTATCCATGGCACGAACGACTGTTCCGATGTCATTAATAAAGAGGTCTAGGTTGAACTCACCTTCACTTACATATTTTGTAAGATTAAATGAACCAAGCAGACAAGCACCATAAGGTGGAAGAGGTTGTTCGCCACACGGATTGGTTGCTTCAATCTTCTCACAATAATGCAAATTGTTCATATTATTAATGGTATCTATGAACAAAACCCCCGGCTCTGCCCAATCCCAAGTTGACCTCATAATCATATCCCAAAGGGCTACAGGGTCTACTTCACGGTGTACCTTTCCCTCAAACTTTAATGGGAATGGTTTGTTCTGTTCGAGGCATTCCATGAATTCATCGGTCACTCCAACAGAAATATTAAAGCCACCAAGTGTGCTACCATCATTCTTAGCTGTTATGAATTGTTCAATATCTGGATGGTCAATTCTAAGGACACCCATCTGTGCGCCGCGTCTGTGTCCACTACTTGCAATGGTCTGGCATACTGCATCAAATATTTTCATAAAAGAAACAGCACCAGATGCTTGGCTTTCTAGGGATTTTATACGGTCACCTCGTGGACGCAATCGGCTGAAATCATATCCGATGCCACCGCCACGCCGCATTGTTTCAGCAGCTTCAGTGGCTCGCTGCATGATGCTATCCATGCTGTCACCAATAATGCCAGAAACAAAGCAATTATAAGCCGTGGTTTGACGTGCTGCACCCATTGCATTTTGCACACGACCAGCAGGAAGAAAGCGCATGTATCGCATGGCATCTTTAAAGTCTTCAAAATGCGTTGCATCATCCTTGAGAGCGTCAGCAACTCGCACAACTTTTGAGTAAAAATCTTCACCTGTTTGGCGATATTTAACTTTATCAATTTCTTCTGAAATAGGCATTGATGGCCCATAGTATTGGTTGTGATTTTTGTTCATCTTTTATCACCATTGCCTTTCAGTTTTCCTCGCTCTTTTCGGGATTGAAGTTTGGCAATATTTTCTGAGGCCAATTCAGATAATGGCTTGTTATGAATGCGGGCCAATTCTGAGATAAACCAAAGAACATCTCCACATTCTGCTAAGATGTCTTCCATTGGATAGGGTCTATCTGAGCGATAATACTTGGCAATGTGTCCTGCAACTTCACCTGCTTCTGCAGCAAGCCCAAGGCTTAAATACTCAAGTGCAGTCTTCTTTGAGTATATTGCAGTAGTCTCTGCAGCCTTTTGATAATCGTCGAATAATTTCATGTAGTTACTAGACACTCCTAATCTAATTGTTCGATACGCATTTCGCAATATCGTATTGTTTTTTGCAGGTCAGTTATTTCTGATTGCACTTGTGTTTGGTTTGGATACAGCTTCATACCTGCACGACTTGCGTACTTAATTATGTTGCCTCTCCAAAATTCCATTTCGTTGAGCATGATGTATTCAGCAGGTTCTATTCTGTAGCTTGAATAGTGTTGTGGATTTATCACGTCTTCATTCATTTTGGTGTCCATGGGATTACCTCTTTTGTTTCAAAATTGTATTCGGAAGCACGACAAATACGAGCGACTTGCGCTTGAATAAGAGCCACCTCTTCTGACAATTTTTTCTTTTTAAATGTTGCTAAAGTTGCATCCCAAAGGTCAGCACTTGTTTGGCATTCTGCTAAAATTTTTTCTGCAGTTTTTGGGCCTATGCTGGGACATCCAGAATAGCCATCAACAGCATCCCCACAAAGTGTCTGAAGCATGTGATTATAGTCAGCTTCAAACTCTGTAATGGTGTGGATTTTATTGTCTTTTGCAGGGTTATAAATTTTACACGGAATTGTTTTGAGGTCTTTGTCCTCTGAGACAATGATACAGTCTTCTTTAGAAGATGTAGCAGTGATGCCTAGCAAGTCGTCTGCTTCTAATCCGTCCACAATGATAGCATTGAACTGCGCTTGCATCCAATTGCGCAGAAATGGAAGGAGCATAGGCTTACGCTTATCCTTCCTATTGGCTTTATAAGAAGGGAGAATACTCTTACGCCAGTTGTTTCCCCCAGTTAAATATAGAGAAATGAAGCCTTCACCTAACTCTTCACTAATATCTGCGAAATAATTAAGACAATATGCCATCGCGTCATCTTCAAATCCATGAAGCGTCCATAGGCCATTGCCCCAGTTTGTAGGCTGTTCAGCTGCAGTGGCTGCTTTGAAGGCAACAATGTCTGCATCTACAAGAAACTTGGTCATTGCATCTTACCTCCATCTATACTGTGCATGATGGAAGGCTTTTTCTGTGTATCGAGCATTGTGTTTAAACAAATACTAGCTGCGGTGTGGGTGATTTGCTTCATGTGTTCATCATTTTTTAAACACGATTTATTTAAATTAGCTATGCACTCACTCATGGTAGCCACAACGGCTACGTCGAAATCAACGTCTGTCATATATATCCTATGGGGTTGGTTTAATATTAAACTATTATTTATTTTAAGAATTTTAATTCACGATTGAAGTGAACAATTCGATGACAATTGGCACAAAGTAAGTGGCATTTGTCTGCTTCTTTTATGATGTCTTCCCACTTTCTATCCATATTACGTTGGGATAATGGGAATTTCTTTTGGCTTGGGTCTTTGTGATGGAAGTCAAAGGCGACATATAAGGGAGACGCATTGCATCTCTCACATACGCCACCTTTATAAGCGACTAATTCACGTCTACGTCCATTACGCTTGGTACGGTTTTTGTCAGTGCGTGTCTGCCCATGTCTGACCCTGCTTGTATTCACCCGTGAGCGGGCATCGCAGTTCGTAGTATTCCCCAGCAAGTTCAAAAGATTTGACTGCTTCTCGTCCGACAATATCGGCTAACTCCTTTTTGCATATGACTTGGATTTCGTCATGGACATGCGCCACAAGAGCGTAGTCCTTTCCAAATTCGTAGCCCATGCGGGTTAAGTTTTCGTAGAATATGACTGTTGCTCTCTTGGCTAGGATTGCCCCAGCTGATTGCAACAGCATGTTTAATGCAGAATGTTCAGACCTAATTGGTAGTGTTCGACCATCTAATCCAGTCAATGACCCCTTGGCCTTCACGCTTTTTATAACAGCTTCACGTAGTATCTTGATTGCGGGTGTTGCTTTCATGAATTTGTTTATAAGTTTACGACCTTCAGCCTCACTACCCCCTACAATAGAACCAATCTTTGCAGCACCTGCCCCATATAAAAATCCATAGATAAATACCTTGGCATTACTTCTCGTAGGCAAACCAGCCGAGCGTTGATTCATGGAATGCACGTCCCCAGAGGAAACCTCATTGGCATATATTCCATCGTCATACTTAGCCATATAATGAGCCAAGCAGACTAATTCTAAGGATGATAGGTCTGCGCCAACAAGCACATTGCCCTTTGGTGCATGAAATAATGAGCGACATTCAACACCGTAAGGCGCACTTACACTAGGCGTTTGGGAAACATTGGGTCTGTTATGTGTGCATCGGAAAGTTGCAGTGCCTGATGTTATTACCTGACCATGCATTTTTCCATTTCGCTCTAGCTTGAGCCAAGCATTTGCCCCAGTTGCCAGTTGTCCTATGCGTTTATTAAGCAAAAGAAACTCAAATAAAAGGTCTGCTTCTTCATAATCAAGCTGTTTTAGAACGTCTTCATCCACTTTAGGCTTACCATTTGTGGTAAATTCAGTGGGCTTCCACCCATGAACAACCTTCAATCTGTCTGCAATATGGTCACGAGAAGCTGGATTGAAGACTATGCCCTTCACTTTGAACGTCATCACACCCTTCTCATAGCCGCGTGTTTTATTATTAACTTTAGGTATAAATGGTGTGCGTATTTCCCAAGGCGGGAATGCTTCTTGTAGCTTCCCTTCTAAGATTGCCTTGCGAGTTTGTAGCGTCTCCAAAAGTTTGTTTGCAGCTGGTACATCAAAGTGAAACCCATGGGCTTCTTGCTTGCGAATAATAGCTGCAAACTCATGCTCAAGTAACACACTTTCTGGTGTCGGTTTCTTACTCAAAATCTTTTCATAGAGCGTGAGATTAGAATAAATATCACCCTCACAATAGGTCTGCATTTCTTGCGACCAATGTTCCCAACCAGCTTCATAAGTGATTTTGTGAGTGCCTAATCTATGTCCCCACGCTGCCAATGAATGTGACCCAATAAGTTTTCTTGGGAACTCAGCATTTTTCTTTATGTAATTGAAGTCGTTTTGCTTTAAATCAGACCACACGAGACGGGATAAAATCAGTGTATCGTGTAGCTCTCCAAGGTAAGTAAAGCCATAGATTTTAAACAATGCTGGCAGGTCAAATCCTTGGATATTGTGACCAATTAATAGTTCTGCGTTGCCTAATATCTCAAGGCCATCTTTAATAGATGTGTATCCAGCTTGGTCTGCGCAAGATAGCATATCTTTTGTGTCGATGTCTAGCATAACCAATGAGTGACAAACATTAAGTTCATCAAGTAAACCATTGGTTTCTATATCAAATAATATACTTTTCAAATAGCTGTCCCTCTCGACTAGCAGTTAAAAATCTTCCGTAACTTCAGTTTCATCCTCAAAGGTTTGGGGGTCTTCAACTTCAGACATACGGCCTGTTTCTTTGTCGTAATAAACGTAACAACCCACACCTGTTTCGCCCGTGAACCTATTCTTTAGAACACGGATAGTTGAAACATTTGGGGTGTCAGATTGTTGGTCGCGTTCAACGCCCAAACAGATGTCACTGAGTTGCGCAATTGCTGCACTTCCTCTGAGTGAATTTAGGTTTGTTTCGAGGCCATTTTCCCAGCCTCTATCCCCTGATGGACGCTTCAAATGTGATACGAGAATGAGGCCAAGACCTGTCTCTTCACACAGTGAACGCAGCTGGGTCATTATGGAATCGATAGCCTTGCGTTCATCATGATTTTCTTGAGAACTTACGACTATTGATAAATGGTCTAAAACGACCCAGCCTACGTCACATGCTTTGGATAAATAGCGTATTCGATTTAACAGGTTATCAGTCGCCATTGACCCAAAGTGGTCATACAAAAACACACGTCCACTTCCAACAGTTTCGTCAAAAGCAACACGCAGTTCTCCTTCAGTCACGCCTTCTCTGGCAATATGCAGTGGTTTGTTCATGGATAATCCCATGAGTGACAGAGCTGTGCGCTTCGTGTTTTCCTCAAGAGCAATGTAACCAATGCTCTCTCCACGTTTTATGAGTTCATAACTAATCTCACGACACACTTGGCTCTTGCCGACCCCAGAACCTGCAGTAATACAGATAAGCTCACCTCGCCTCATGCCTAATGTTTTCTCGTTAAGTTTAAGAAAAGGGTAATCAATAGAGGGAATTTCATCATCTTTGATGATTTCGTCCCACATATGTTTGCCATCTATAATCCCATCAGGGCGATAGACTTTGGCATCCCACATGGCGTTTACAAGTTCGCCATGCTTTTTTGCAACGAGCATTTCGTTGGCATCTTTCAGTGGCAAGGTGGTTATATATGCCTTTCCAACAGACAATACGGATGCAACTTCTTGGGCAGCTTTGCGCCCTGCCTCATCCATATCGAAGCATATGACCACTCTGTCATAGCTCTCACAGAACTCTAATGAGTTTGCGACAGCCTTCTTTGCACCCGCTGCGCCAGTTCCAACGCTTACGACAGGAAACTTATTGCCTTGGACTTGGCTCATAGAGAGTGCGTCTATCTCACCTTCAGTAATGACAAGCATCTTGCCACCCTTGTTGCGAAATAGATGCTGACCAAAGAGGCCAGCTTTCTTTGTATCGCCAATAAACTTGAACTGTTTATCTTTGAAACGCAGCTTTTGTGCGACTGGGTTGCCTGTACTATCACGATACGTTGCAATTTGTACGGACTGTCCATGGTAGTCGCCTAATGTATATCCATATTTTCGACATGTTTCTTCAGTTATGCCACGCCTTGGTAAGGCTTGTGCTTCCCCTAAAGGAAGTAAATCTTGGTTCATATATGTTCCACTTGGCTTTTCATCTCCCTCACCTCTGGTTCTTGCGGTGCAGGAGAAACAATAAGTATGCCCATCGCTATAGATGGCTCTGGCATCAGAGCTACCGCACGATGGGCATGGTTCTTTGCGTAGATATTCGCTTTCGCTATCCAGCAAATGAGTAGACCGCATAGCGTGAACCGTTTGGTGCAGTTCGAAGGGTGCTATGGATGTCATGTCCAAGTGTTTTTAATTTATGAATGACTGCAGCTAAACGCCAAATATTATAATTTGATTGCGCCTCAAGTGGTGAGATTTTGCCATAGTTTTCTAAGTGTTCTTTTACGATGTCCATTTGTGTCATGGTGTTAGTCCTATTTGTCAGGTGTAATTATGAAAGGCCACCGAATGGTGAGCCAGTTATTTAAATTGTTGGGATGATTTCATCGGCTTCATACCAATGACCTGCATCAAAGTTTGGGCAGGTCTTACCCTTGTCAAAATCAATGTGGCCTTTGACCGTAGCAGTGGGAAATTCTTCAGCGATTAGTTTATCTATTGTCTCTCGCAAGACATCCATCTGCTTGTCGGTATAATTGATTTCGGGATTTGGGTTGTCTTGGCGCATACCTCCGATAAGGCATATACCCACAGTGAATTTATTTTTTCTGCGAACATGTGCGCCAGCTCTATGTAAGGGTCGTCCAAACTCCAGTGTGCCATCACGTCTTATTATGAAATGATAACCACACCCTAAAAACCCACGTTCTCTATGGAGACGGTCAATTTCTCTTAAGCCTATATCCATAGATGGGGGTGTTATTGAGCAGTGGACGACGATGTGTTTAACGTCTTCCTTATTCATCGAGCCAACTTTCTGGCACTAATCCTTTGGCGTATTTGAAGCCATGCTTCTGACACCATTTGCCATATGTTGTTTTTGATTGTTTTGAAATTTTGGTATTCGGGTTGGAAAAAACCATACGAATATCAAGGTGAGGATGCTGCGCTTTTACGAGCAACATCTTTTGGCGGTCTGCGGTCACAAACCTACCCTTACTTTCTACTACGATTACTTTACCACTCTTGGTGGTGATGTAGAAATCTGGTGTATAATGCGCAATGCGACTAGGAACTTTGTATGGAAGCCTATGCTCCTCATACTCAAAACTTACGCCTTTGCTATGAAGGTCTGAGGCCAGACTTTCTTCTAAGCCTGACCTCCATCCATTCTTTATTGCTCTTGCTCGTAGTGCAGAACGGGCGGTTGATACCCTGCCCGTATTAGAAGTCAGCAGCAGTATCCATTTCATCTGATGTGAAACTGTCAGTGGCTGGGGCTTTTGCCTCAGCTTTGAACCCATCTTCCTCATCAAACATAGAGACAACATTGCCATTCTTTTGTTCTACAAGGTTTAAGATTTGTATTGCTTGTGGACGTAGTGATAAGCCAAAAGCCTTATTGGTAGACATTGCATAAGGATAAACACTTGCGGCTATCTTTACTTCTGACCCACCTCCAATGATTGCATCAGTAGGTGTGCGAGACGCATCTACAATAGCAATTTTCATATCTATTGTGCGTCCATCATTGGTGTGTATTTTCGCCCTCTGTTTAAACTTAAACAAATAGTAACCTGTAAGATTACCTTGGTCGTCCATCTCTTCCTCATATGGTTGAGAGACTGAGTAACGTGATAACTTTGGGTCACGCTTTATAGATGTATCTTTGTATGTCTCTAAGATTTCATCTAATTGTTTGATAAGAGGAGCAGCATCTTCCGCTTCTACTTTTAATGTAACTTTATATTCGCCATCTGCGTTAAACTTAGTGTCTGGCCTATTGAGCCATGGGTAAACGCATATTGCTTTTGGTGTTACGATTTTGATATTTTTGTGTTGAGCCATATAGCTTCCTTATTGATATTTTTGGATGTCCACACCTGCTTCAAGTAGTTTGGTAAGAGTATCTATTGGGACGGGATGTCCATATTTTGTTAGGTACTCAGCAAGGTGGATGAGAGTTATTGTTGGTGGTTGCGCCATAGAAATCCTTTCACTAGCTATGGTGCAACCTTTGAAATCACTTCAAAAGTGAATACGTTTATGCAAAGAAAAACTCACTATTTCTCACTGATGTTAAATCCAATGTCCCCTTTACTGGTGGCATCGGTAAGACTGTATCAGTCAGCTCTTGAGTTTGCAGACGGAACAACTCAAATGGGTCATTGGCAACATAGAGGTCAATGAATGCCTCACGCAGACATGCACTTAACATTGGAATATCACTCGCATGACACCCAAAACTATCATGAATCATCGCAAAATGTGTGACACCATTTTCTTTGGCAAGGTTTACTGTCATTCTTAGGTGACAGCTATCAAGTGAATGCACAACATTCGGTGAGATACCATTTGATTGTTTACTTCTGTCCATCTTCCCTACTTTGTCTTCTCTTAAACTTAGATAAACCATCTTATCACCTAGCTTTGTCTTGATACGTCTACGCTTGGTGTCTGGATAGCTTTGCATGACAGGAAACCCATCAATAGTTGTCCATGATATAGGTAGGTTCTCTGTCGCTAAGATACGTGCGCAGTCTTGCAACCATGCCATTCCATCTTTCGCTGCAATCACAGTTTCATTGATGCTATCCCAGATGTGCTTTGCCAAATATAACGCTGCTTCAAACTCAAGACCATCAAGTGATGAAACATATGATAGGTCTTCTTGTCTGCGTTTCGTATCTGTATCGGTAATATATTCCGATAAGAACTGTCTTCCTGAGTATAGTGTTGAGCCATAAACCCTGCACATTGTCATACGTTTCGCAGCCTTACGTGATAAGCCAAATGATAGACATGCTTGCGCTATACTATCTCTATCACCCCCTAAATCAGCTGTGATTTTAGTCACAGCAAGGTCAATTACACTTTGGTAAATGTCCTCTGGTTCATCAGAAGGTATAAGATTTACTGCCTGTCCCCCAATTGGGTCACGCAGAGCTGCAGAGAAATGTTGCAACCCTGAGCAAGACCCATCTTTTGCGATTGGGATATGACTTATATGCTCAAGACCATGGCGTTGAAAGCCATTCCACTCATAACAAAAGGCAAGAAAAGACCATGGGTCATCAGCTTCCTTTGCCCACCACAAGTCTTCCAATGGGTCAGTAGCCACTTGAAGTATGCGCTGAGTATTTTCTTCCACCCAGTCAATGCGGTCATCCATGCTACATTTATCGTACCCAAAGCAGTTTGCACCATGAACAGCTAACTCAAAAGCTGCATCATTAGTTCCAAGTGGCTTACCTGCTGCAAACTCCAGCAATCCTTTTGATAAACTATTGCCTTGTGGGTTGAGATACATAGGAGCTGGATATGCCCTGCCCCTAAAATCCATGGTATGTGGAAAATAAATAGCTTCATATTGTTCAAAGCGACCAGCAATAGATGCAATCTTAGCTGTCATAAGACGCTTAGATTTTAGTGCAAGGTTCTCTTCATAGATAGTTGTGGCTCTTTTTTTCCATTTCTTAAATGCCAGTTTTTCATCATCAGTTAAATCACTTGAATCTTGGTGTTGAGCCAGTGGTGAAGGTGGTTTTGGTATATCCTCTCTGCTTGGAAGCCCCGCAACGGGCAAGTTTTGGTCATGAATTTGATTAAAGACATCCAATACAAAACTATTCACACGCCACGGTGTGCGTTGAATTGCATTGATTGCATCATACACAGCACTCATTTGCTCTGTATTGCCCTGTAAATCTTCAAGGTAATTTCGGCTCTGTAAGTTCCCTCGTACCTTTATGAAGGGCAATTGTGGTGTGTAATATGTGAGATAGCCCCCACTATTTGGAGCTGTCCAATCTTTTGGTGGAACAACCATTGGAACATGTATTGGATTTAATAACCCCGCTACATCTTTGTTCTTTTCAATGAACTCAACCACAGCATCTGTTGCTTTAAGATGGATGTCAGTTCTGTTCTTGGCTCTAACAACGCGAACTTCCTCAACAAAGCCTGTGGCTTCAATGAATATAGAAATCATCTTCATTCCTACATGCAGTTTGTCTTGCTTTGACCATGTTGACCATGTTTCACAGTAACGATTGTATGCAGCCACAAAGGTTTCACGTTTGCGTTTGCGTGTCGTATCTGTTTCAGCTTGTATCTTTTTGAATAGCCATGGGTGTTGTGCATCAAAGGATTGATAACGTAACTCATCTTCACATGCCTGTCCTATTCTCAAGGCCACGTCTTGGATGCGTGTATTGGTAACAATTCTATCTATAATGACACGACATGTAAGGTATGCCACAACGTCTGCATTTAGTTTATCGATGTATTTGAACGCAATCCCAGCGTTCATTGCTTTGCCTTTCTTAGCCTTCTTTGTATTTTCATTTATGATGGTTGAGATAGGTTCTATCGCTCTTTTTATAAGAGCTGTTCCAAAATATGTGGACGATTGGTCGCCTCTTTGTATTTTGGTATTTAGTTCCTGTTCAAACCGCTGGATGGTAGCGGCTCTGCTCTGCTTCTCAATTATTTCTTGCTTTATATATAGGTCTGTATTCATGCATATCCTTCTTTTTGTTTACTATGCGTTTTGCGAGAGTGCTAAAAATTATAAAACGGTAAATTATAATTCTTTAGTGCAACCTAATTGATTCCACTGACACTATGAGAAAGGTAACATTTGTGAATAGAGTTCGAAAGTGACGGTGTGTCACTCCAACTGTTACCAGTGGCTGAAACGAAAGAAGCCCACGACTTTCATCGTGAGCTACTGCTTCATTAAGTAATAATGCCTAAATTTACCGATATGTGAAGCAATGGTAAAAATAAATATTATCTATTGGGGTACTAGAATGCATCACAGACATTGATTTGCACTTCTGGCATCATCTTCACATACTTACTTGTGGTGACCAAAGAACGGTGGCCCATCATAGCTGCGATAACAGTATTGTTTAGTTTAAATTCGTTTGCGAGGCGTGTTGCAAAGGTGTGACGTAAAGAGTGAAATACATAAAGTTTATCACCTTGAAGTAAATCTTTACGCATTGCACCCCATGCCCTGTAAAACTTCCACATCCTAAAGTATTTCTCTGGTTGGTTGTCCAGATTAAGAAGAGCATATTTAGATTTCTCATTGAGATAGACATACCTTTCATCACCATTTTTTGTGTCTTCAAGGTGAACATATGGTTTGCCGTTTTCATTCTCAAAGACACGATTAGGTGTAATAGAACGTATTTCGCCAAGCCTCATGCCAGTGTTAGCTGCAATCAATACCATATCAGCCATCCAAGTATCTTGGTCTGCAGCTCTAAAGTATTTAACGAGTTCATTTACTTGTGGTGGTGTGAAGAAAGTCATGCGGTGCGTTCTACCTGCCTTCTTCCATGTAAAGTTGGGAACTCTTTCTATATCTTGATTATTAAAGGCTTGCTTGAAAACCTTAATAAGCATTGCGCAATAGTGATTGGCTGTATTGTTTGTGAGTTCACATTCATCAGTAAGGTGGTCTAAGAATGCATGGATATGTCTTGGTTTGAAGTCACCAATTTTACGGGTATCGTAGTCAGCAAACTTGGAAAACCTCTCAGCTTTCATGACAGACATTCTAAGATGTCTATTGTGCCATAAACGGCTGGCTTCTTCTAAAGTGTATTCTAAAAAGGTTAAATTCGTCATGGGTTACTCCACATAAAAAGTTACAATTATGTAGGTAAAACGCTTATTTTCCACTATACTCCCTCGCGGAAATATTAAAGTCCCTCGCGGGATTTATAGTGGTGGGCGACCCTGGAATCGAACCAGGCGTGCGTCTCCGCGAGGGAGTTACAGTCAAGCAAGCCGAATATCGGCCTAGACCCCTATAAATAAGGCTTTTAGCCTACAAATAGGAGTGAATCATATATTAATCCCTCGTGCAAGTGTTTTGTATATCGGCTGGGTTACTGAATGTAACTAATTGATTATCTCAAAATGATATTGTAGATTTAGACCAAATAGTATGACCGCATTTGGAGGAATAACTAATGGGAATGTTAAAAGTATTTGCTGGTTTATTTGTTTTGTATGGTGTTGGTGGCTTAATATTTGAGTATATGTTTGATAACCAGTATCAAGAAGTAGACGTCCCTCATGCATTTTTACATATTGTTGGAGGTGTTGTCTTACTAGCATTAGACAAACTAATTCTGACACTTGAGGAAATACGAAACTACTTAAAGAAATTCTCAGATATTATGGATGAAAAGTAGAATGTTTAAGGGAATATTTTGGATTACTTTCCTGTGTGTCTTTATCCATTATGCTGACAAGATTGCTTACAACGAGCAAAGATTGGCTTATAAGTCTTGTGTTAATTTACTTGGGGAATCTCTTTGTGAGAAACAAGTGCCAGACCCACCACTAGAACGGTTTTTCACTTGGGTTGAAGGTAATTAGAATAGGAATTTGAAATTATGAAATTTAAAATATTAAAGTTTAGTGCCGTTTGTGGAATTCTATTATTAACGGCCTGTACTCATGAAAAAGTACAAGTAGTACATAGCTCAGATAGAAACCTAACTTGTAATGATATTATCGCCGAGTTAGCTGAAGTTAAACATATTCTGAAAACTATTGATGACAATACTGGTATATCAACACGCAATGCAACTCTGGGTGTTCTCTTTTGGCCGGGAATTATCATTAATCAAATGAATGCAGGTGATGCTCGTGATGCTGCAAACTCAAGATTAATAGTTTTGACTAACTTACAGTATGAAAAAGATTGTAATCAGGACGGGTAATCGCGATAGGAATGTGAAATGAAAACTATACTTACAACATTATGCTTACTAATCGCCTCTATGAATGCTTCTTATTCATTTGTAGTGAGCGAACAAGTCACGCCAAACAAAATAGATAGTATAGCCGTTTATATAAATGATGGGGCAAAAGACGGTTGTTGGACAAACCTTGGGGAAGCTAAAAGATACGCTGAAGATAAGTTGGAGTTAGCGGGCTTTACAGTGAGAAGTTCGAACGACAAGTGGACACCTAAAGGATATGCGCTCGAAATAACTATTACTTCAAGACGAACGAATTATTCAGACTGTTATGGGTATATCAGGATTTCACTCTATCAGCCAAAATGGATTGACGGTGTTTATGGTAACTTTGAGGTTGGCAGTGACGGCGGTTCATTTAATGGATACGAAAATACTAACCAATTAATTTTAGATAACATCCAAAAATTCATTAAGGCGTTCCCAAAATAAACTGTTAGTAACCACTTCTGAGTGACTCAAGTTTACCTACAGCATCATCCATTCTCTTTGGTATAAAGTGAGAATAACGCTGTGTAATTTCCAGAGTAGCATGACCCATCCATTCCATCACAGTTCTTAAATCAGTCCCAGTTTCAACTAGGCGTGTGCAACAGGTGTGACGTGTAGCATGAAGCACAAAGTCTTCATCATGACTTAGACCAAGAGCATCACGCATTTCTATCCATGTACGACCAAAGTGTCTTACAGCTATATGACCAAATACATCAGCATCATTAGTCTGTTGATTGCTGCGTTTTGATAAAGCACGTTGCAAAACATCATGAGCCATTGGTGTCATCTGAATAGTACGTGGATAGTTAGTCTTAGTCTTCCATATGGTGATACGTCTTGTACGCAAGTCGACATCAGACCATTTTAAGTTGAATGCTTCTGTCTTACGCATCCCTGTCTCTATATAGAATAAGAACAGGTCACTATAATCTGTATGACCTCGCATTTGTAACCACTGCACTGCCCTATACTCTTCATCCTTAGTTAAGAACCTAATTCGACCTACCTCTTGGCTCAGATGCTTCATACGAGCTGGCTTTGTAGTCATCTGCTCACGCTCATATGCATCATTCATAGCATTATATAAGATGGTCGACATGTAATTGATTGTACTATTTGCCCACTCTTGGTTGCCCATATGGTCTGCAAATAGATTAATCTTAGCTGCAGTGATGTCATCTAAGTATGTGTCATCACCAAAGTAGTCAGTGATAACCTTGCAGTTCCACTTAAACTTCTGTTCATCCATATTATCTGAAATACTGTTAGCCACCCTTCTCTTCACATAAGCTGCTAATGCTTGGCTTATTGTAATAGACTTAGGTGCTAGTGCCTTTTGGAATGAACCGTCGAGCATCTGCTTCTTGATAACTATGGCATCTTCAAGTGTGTCTGT